TAGCAGAACACGGGCCGCCTGGGCCGCTTGGGCGCGGGTGGTTCGGACTTAGCCACGGGTTTCCTCCAGAACATCCAGGCGCCTGCACGAAGCAGCGCTAGGAAAAAGTTAGGCGGGCTGAACTGGCCCATCAGTCCCACATCCGTGCGGCTTCCTCCATAAGCCGGTCTATCTCTTCAGGAGTGCGTTCTTCCCTTGGGGAGGGTTCAAAAACCTGTCCATTTATGCCAGAACCGTTGGTATCACTGGGAAGTAAATCGGGACAGGGGGTAGGGGTGTCCTCTTTTGCTCCAGTCTCCTCATCAAAAGAGGACACGCTTAGGGGCTGTCCTTTTTTACTTTCCAGTCCCTGACTGGGTTTTCCCAATTTAGGACACTTATACACACACATATCACGCGAGAGAACAGCCTGGTACAAATTGGAAGGCCTGGCACCAGTGGAGGTTTGGCCGACCACCTCAATCAACCCCCGCGAAACAAGCCTCTGGAGCGCCTTGCCGATAGCGGCGACACTTCCACCGCACAGCGCGTCCGCAGCAAGGTCAGAGCGGCTCAGAGAGCGCGGATGCGCAGCCCTAAGGCGTTGGAGCACCCGATCAACGATGGAAGCTGGACTGGCGCTGTCGATACCCAGCTCCACGTAGTCGGCAAGGGAGAAGGTGAGGTCGCTCTCCAGCTTCATCAGCAACTTGGAGCCATCCCGCCCAGCTCTGGATTTTTCGACGGTGATGAGGCGAGCGTTGTAGCCGGTCTGCTCCACCTGCTTCTTGTCAGGCCGCCGCAGCCCCCACACTTCATCCACAGCGTCACGGATAGCGGTGCTGCCCCGAAACCCACCAGTTTTGTTGGCGTGGTGGATCAGCAGGATGGTGCAGGCGGGGAACACGCGCCCGTTGTTGTTGGCCAGCCAATAGATCGGGCTCGCAAACTCTTTCTTGTTTTCATCAAACGCCGAGCCCCGACTACAACCTGTGATCGAGTCGATAATCACGAGCTTCGGCCGGTGCTTCTCAATCAACTTGACGAAGCGGTAGTACCAGTTCAGATCCCACCCCATCACCACCGTCACCGGATCCGACGACTGGAACTCAAGATCACGAAGCTGCTGCTGGACCTGCACCTCGGACTGATCGCCGTTGAGGATGAGAACCGGCCCAGCTTCGACTGGAACCAGATCCCCCCGCACGGAGAACGGAATCCCCCTCGCCACGTGCTTGGCAATAGTCCAAGCGGACATGGATTTGCCATCACCACCAGCGCCGTGAATCATCACGGTCCCAGGGCAAGGCAGCAGATCCGGGATTAGGTACTCGAAGTTGAGATCTTTGCCGAGCAGATGTGACATGGCCATCTCGTCATCTTGCTGCTCGAACTGCATTTGGGCGATCAGCAACCGCTCCAGCGCACCAGCGTCCCGATAACCAGCTTCCAAGGCGAGCACATTCATGGCGTGCGCAGCTTCCGCCGGGTTTTGCATCTGCTGGATCTCCTTCGCCCGGCGGATCACCTCGGCGTAGGTGATGACGACTTGTCGGATCCGGGTGACGTTATCGGCCTCCACGGTCTCAACAACCTTGCGCAGATCCTCCGAAAGCCACATACGACCAGGCATCTGCTGGTCCGCCATCCAGAAGAGCGTTCCAAGGCTCACCGGCCCCTTACGAAAGGACTTCCAGACCTCTTCACAGGGATTGCCGTCTGCCCAATCCTGTGAAAATTCGGGGTCTTCCGCCGACCAAGCCGCCCAAAGCGTCAAACCAAGGTCAGTCGGCAACTCCGAGTGGATCGCCATACCAACCTTGACCCAATGGTCCCGGCTACCAGCCCCCTGCCCCGGAATCACCCGCAGCGCCGACTGAACAATTTCAGCCACCTCAGCTGGATCCCGATCCGAGAAATCCAACGCTTTGCGGTTCTTGATGAAGCCACCGTCCTGAATCTCCTTACCGGCGTGATCCCGCATTTCCGCCAGCAACCACTCAGGCGCCTGAGGAATCGCCTCTAGGTCGCCTTCAAAGCCGTAGTAGCCCTCTGGAGCCTTCCCATCACTGGAGCCGGGATAAGCCCCGTAGATGAGCCCCTGACGGCCCCAGAGCACCTCGTAGCCAGCGCCGGTATCCGACAACCCAAAACCCCTTACGGAGCCCCACAGGGCCTCAGGGACGCGAAAGAGGTACTTAGCGGCATTCGCCTTGGTCGAAGTAGCGACTGGAGCACCCTCAAGCGAGTCTCCCCACTTTTTCTTCAGCCGGCTGAGATTGCGATCCACGTCAAGAATCACAAGTCCCATGCTGCGACCGCCGGTGAACACCCCGACCGCCTGGAACACATCAGGCCTGCGCTCGATCTGAAGGGCCACATCAGAGGGCGTCATCACCTGGTGATGGCTGCGCTCTAACGGCGTTTTTCCCTTCGAGATTTTCCCCGACTGGATCGCGCAATCCTTGGCGTAGATAGGTGCATACGCCATACCCACAGGTAACTGCCGAACAAAGCTCAGCAGCTCTTGTGTCTTGTTATGTGGCACGTTAGACTCCTTTCGGGATTGTTGTTTCGCCCCAGAACCCTTGCAGCTGGGGCGTTTTCCCATGGTACGCATCCGGTCAAGATGGTGTTAATGTGTAACCCGTTGCCCTAGGGCGACCACACCAAACACACCTCCAGCAATGGGATTTCTTTCCAAGCAAGCATCAGCAAATGTCAATAGCAGCGGCACGGGCGGCGGCTATCTCAACCCATCAAAATTGACAGACGGCGGCAGTGTCCGCTTTGCACTTCTCACTGATCAGCCCCTGGAGTTCTACGAGTCCTGGGGCACCTCACCTGAAGGCCAGTCGAAGCCCTTCCGCTTTGACTACGAGCCCACCTACACGGACATCAGGGCAGAGATGGGCGACTTCGAACCCCGCGAAGGCCGTGGCGGCCCCGGCAGCGCGGACGTGAAGTTCGCAATAGCAGTCCCGGTCTACAACTACGACTCGGGCAGCGTGCAGGTCTTCTCTGCAACGCAAAAGTCAATCTTGAAAGAGCTTGACTCCATATCTCAGATGGAGGATTTCGAGAACATGCTCGAAATCGACTTCCAGCTGAGCAAGAAGGGCTCGGGCCTGCTGACTGAGTACACGTTGCGCCCCGTACCCCGCAAGAAAGGCGCCCAAGAGCACATCGACGCGGCTTGGCTGGAGGTCAAATCCGAAGGCTTCGACATCAACCGCCTCCTCACCGGCGGCAACCCTTTCAAGGCCGCCTGACCATGAAGGTGCTCGTCGCCTGTGAGTACAGTGGACGAGTGCGTGATGCTTTCGCAGCTCAAGGTCATTACGCCCTGAGCTGCGATTTACTGCCTACAGAGTCACCAGGGCATCACTATCAAGGCGATGTAAACGCCTTATTGCACTCGGACCACAACTGGGACATGCTTATCGCGTTCCCGCCCTGCACATACCTAGCTGCGTCCGGGATGCATTGGACCACAAGGGGTATCCGCGATCCACAGCTAACCGAAGACGCCTTAAATTTCGTCAAAATGTTACTCAATGCACCTGTAAAATACATTGCACTGGAGAATCCTGTCGGCTGCATTTCCAGCCGCATACGTAAGCCAGATCAATACATCCACCCTTGGCAATTCGGCCACCAAGAATCAAAGAAGACTTGCCTCTGGCTCAAGAATTTACCTAAACTCCAACCCACTACTGTTGTACAAAAACCTGAATCGGGTGTGTGGCTGAATCAAACACCTTCCGGCCAGAACAAGCTGGGGCCATCAGCCACCCGCGCCAAGCAACGCAGCCTCACTTACACCGGCATTGCCCAAGCGATGGCTGATCAGTGGGGCAACCCTTTCAATCCTCATTAAGTTACCCGGCCCCGTCACCGCACGGGGCTTTTTACTGGTATTATGAATCTGGGAAAGTGTATTCAAGTGCCTTCAAACACACAAGACGCCTTAGCAGCACTAAGAAAATGGCGACTGGAGCAAGACAACTCTGGTCCATTCCGCGTCTACCGAGACTCAAAAGGCACTGTTTACCACTCAGTCACCCACATCCTCAAGGAAACTAGCGACACCACAGGACTGGAACGCTGGGCAGCCCGCCTCGGCGAAGCCGAAGCCACCCAACAAAGGGACATAGCAGCAAAACGCGGCAGCCTGGCCCATTCACAAGCGGAGTATCTCCTCAAAACCGCCCAACAACTGGCACGTAACACCGCAAACAAGCGCAACGCCATTCACTGGGACAACCAAGGTTTAGCCCGCATCCCACCACCCATCACAAAGTGGGCACTCAACAAAGTCCGCCCCAACGTCCCCCGAGTTGGCTGGAGCGCTTCAGGTTACGCCCGCAGCCTCTCCGACTGGATAACCGAGAACGTCACCGAGATATTCGCCTCGGAATTTTCCATTCATCACCCCGCCGGCTTCGCTGGAACATGTGACGCCTTAATCGGCCTCAAAAACAATACGCTTGTACTAGCCGACTGGAAGACAAGCGTAAACCGCAAAACGACCATTCATAACGGCCTGGAACGCCTTCCAGCCAAAAATTCGTACCTCGCACAATGTGGAGCTTATTCATTAGGCCTAAAGTACCTTACAGGCCTCTCTCCGACTGGAGCAGCAGTGGTACTAGCCCGCCGCTGCGGCCGCCCCAACGTCCACTACATGAACGAGGACGAGCTGGTACAAGCCGAAGACAACTTCCTGGAACGCGTCCGCATCTACTTCGAAAATCGCCATTCATAATGTGTAAATCTGCCATTCATAATCATGCTTGGAGCATTACTAATCTGCGCCGGCATTCTTGTTGCCCTCTACGGTTTATCACTGGTACTGCCTGACAAGGAACCCGACGGCACCACAAGACCCGGCCTAAAGCGCAAGCGCTAGCCCTGTCCCTGGCACACCTGCTGAGTCTCACTGGTACACATGTTGAGTCTCACTGGCACACATGTTGAGTCTTATAGTCAGTCTCGTGAGTCTCACTCACAGGTACAAAAAGGCGACCGATAGCTTGGAGCTACCGGCCAGCCTGGGTCACCACCTAGGTAAAAGTACCTAGCCTTCTGTGGTTGGTGCTGTTGCTTCGATCACATAGACAGGCCTACCCAGCAGGTCGGGCAGGTCTAAGCGCTGGAGTGTTACCAGGCCCCGCCTCTCCAGGCCTTTTGCTGACTGAAAGGATTTGCAGTCTGTCGGCAGAATCCGGCGGCCACTTTTGCGCACAGCTAACAGCAGGTTGCGCTGTCGCGTTCTCAATCCTGTTTGCATTGGAGAAGTAGAAATTAGTTTTTCGGTGGTGGAGCGAACTTATATCGCCACCAGTCCGGCATGTGCTGGTGCTCCTGCAGCCACTCTGTGCGTGTCTGCGTTTTGATCGGCAGCAGGCAACGCAGGCGCAGCTTGCTTATGTGATCGTTGGCCTCTAGCTCGCTTGAACTGCTCATTTCTGAACTGGTGCGTTGTTTGCGGTTTTGCTGGTGCGCTTTCTGCGTGATGGCTGGCGCTTGCCCTTGTTGGTGCGCGGCGCCTTTTGTTTTTCCACAGGCTCAACTTGTGGATTCTGTGGAAAACCTCCAGCGGCCAGAACCTGCTCAGCGGTGAGCGTTTGAGCGCTGACCTTGGCACGATCTAGCACTTCTTGAAATGCTGCTGCTTGGCGCAGCTGCTGTTGCCGCTTGTGCAGTTCCGGCAGAGTTTCTAGGTGCCATCGGCTCGAGCCTATCTTGCTGGCGTCCGCGCGTTTTTCGCTGAGCCACGCAAGCGTGTCATCACTGCAGGGATGGTTCTGCGCAAGCCAGAGCTTATCGGCCCACTCAATAGCCAAGCGGCGCTTAGCCTCCCGCTCTTCCTCTCTGGAGCGCTTGAGCTCTCGCTGTGTTGCCCATTCTCCGCCGCTCACGAGAGAACCTCCCGCATCCAAGCCTCACACTGCTGCTGGCACGCTTGCACCGCTTCCGGCGCCAGTTCCTGCCTTTCGTAGGTTCCGCCAGTCAGGCAGAGACCTTCACCGGCCGGGATGCTTTGGAACGTTGAAAGGTAGTAACAAGAGCACTCGATCCCGCCCGGATACCGGAAGACGACAATCGGTTCCGGGTGCCCGGCTGGGATGCGTGGGATTGCTTCCAGATGCACCGAGAGGGTTTGCCCCTGGCGCGTAGTGGTTTGCATTGTTCCCTAAGGGTGGGGTGAACCCTTACACAATACAGCCAAGGTCAACCCCGCTAGCCGATTTGTTAAGTGATACAACACAGCGGCATAAGCGGCTGGCGCGTCCGGCAGAATGGCGGAGCACACCTAGGGAAACGATCCCACCATGGCAACCACACATAAAGCCAGCCCCGCACTACTGGAGCGTATCGACCGGCTTGCCGGATGCTCAGGCCACTGGATCCTGATCCGAGATGGCGAACCCGAGACTGATTGCAGCCACCAGTGGCACCAAAGCCCAGATGACCACCTAGCAACCTGCCTGGCTGAGCACTGGCGCGGCGTGTCTCTCGGTTTTGTGCCCACTTATTGCGGCTACAGCGACTACGCGAACACAGGACTGGTGGGGCTCTCTAATTTCCGGGTTTTGACCGATCCTGCCAGCACACCGGACCCGCATGACGGCATCCTGACCGTGGGCTATGGCTGGAATGGTGCCGGCGTTGTGCTGGATCTGTTGCGGGTTCCGGCTGATGTGCTGGAGGCGGTTGAGGCTTTGGAAGCGTACCCGCTGATCAGTGAAGACGATCACTCCCAGCTGGAGTGCGACGGCATCAATGCAGACTGGAGCAATGAGAGCATCTCCGATCGGGTGCGCACCCTGCAGCAGTTAGGGCTTTGCATCTTTGCCGCGCGTGATGACTCCGCTCCTTGGCGTGATGGTTTTGACCGGCTTCGGGATTCGATCGTGGAGAACCTCAACGCTTATCCGACTGCGCTGGCTTGACGGCTTGCCGTTTTCCTTTCTACACTCACACACGAGACCCAACCCTAAGGCTCAAACCATGACCATTACCCGCAAGCAGTATCTGGCGCACTCCGCCGACCTTTTCCAGGCTTACTTCCTACAGTTTGCCGGCAACGGATACCGTTCAGCCTTAGCCGGCATGTTCGGGCCTGAAGAACTTCTAGCCAGCACGGATCCCCACTTCAACGACATAGCCCTGGCGCGTTGGGATGACGCGGCCCGCAAGCTGTACAGCCGGATTGATCACGACCGTGTGATGGCAGCCGGTGAGATCTACAGCCTCAGTACTGGCGTCTGCACCGCTAAGGCTATGGCGCGTGAGCTCGTTAGCTGGCACCGCTAAGCCTGGCACTCCCACCGATCAACCGCCCGGCCTAGTTGCCGGGCTTTTTTTGCGACTGGATACATTACACTAAGGGCAAGCAGTAGACAACACTAACCGTGGCGGAATCGGAAGGGCAAGAAGTAAAAAAGCCTACGACCGTGGCGAACGACGAGACCAAACGTTGGCGCGGCGGCCGCAGCACACAGGCCCGCATGGACGAGCGGGTGAACTACGCGTACAGCTTGCTTTTGGAGGGAAACACTAGGCGAGCCAATGCTGAGCTGATCGCCTCTCGCTTCAATATCTCTATTCGTACAGCTCACGACGACATCGCAAAAGCAATGAAGCTTTTACGAGAGGAAAGATTAGAGGATCGTTCGGAGATGTTGAACATTATCACCGCATCACGGTTAGCTGTACTCAAAAAAGCGATTCGCAAGGGAAACTATCAAGTAGCGTGCCACTTGTTAGATAGCCTTGGGCGAGCCGCCGGCGAGCTGGAAGCCGTCACCGAGGCTGCAGCAGTCCCCTTGCTACGCGTGGAAATTGACAACAAACGCAACGACTAGCCACTCGCGGTTTGCCGCGTGATCCTGTATACTGTGTGAGTCAACAACGCAGACCAAGCCATGATCCGTCCAATCCGTTTGATCCTTGCTGGCGCCTTGCCAGTGTTGCCGCTGCTTTTGTTCTTGCTCTAGCCGCGCGTTTGAACCCGGCGGGTTTGAGAACGATTCTCATTCCCGCTTGGGGGTAACGTCCGGCGATAGTTCAGGCGTATCAGCGGCCAGGGAACCTACTGACAAATCCTCAATTTCTTCTACCCTTACACACAGGGGGCAGGGGTTCTTTTTCTGTAATACCCTAGAAAGTACCCACATACATATAAATGCCCGAAGCGGCTGGAACACTCAACCTCAGATACGCCCAAGGGGAAGTATTTAGTAGCCGAAAACGCTTCCGCGTGCTGGTTGCAGGCCGCCGATTCGGCAAAAGCTACCTTTCATGCATCGAATTGCTGCGTGGAGCGATCGAACGTCCGGGCGAAACCTTCTTTTATGCGGCGCCGACCTACCGCATGGCGAAGGACATCGCCTGGAAAGTGATGAAAAAGCTAGTCCCCAAGGCCTGGATCAAGTCAAAAAACGAAACGGACCTAAAAATCGAGCTAGTAAACGGCAGCACGATCGAATTAAAGGGCACGGAAAACGCGAT